AATCCATTCTGGATTGGCAACCTGAAGGTAGCCGACGTGCTTGCTGACATCTGGGCAGTGAGCTACAACATCGATCGCATGATGTCTAAACAGAGCAAAGCGGTGGCGGTTTGACCGGTCATTACCGAACAACCAAGATTCAAGCCCTCAGCGTCATAGACGACTGGGGGCTGGACTTTGCTGCAGGGAACGTTGTCAAATACCTGCAACGATGCCCACACAAGGGAACGGCTACAGACGATGCCATCAAGGCGCTCTGGTACATGGCTTACGTGGCAACCAAAGATGTGGCCTTTGCGGATCGCATAGCCAAGGAAGCCGAGGAGATAAATAATGGCGCTAGCGTTTAGTCTCGAAGAGAAGAAAGAGCGCATCCGGCAAGCGATGGAAATCTTTAGCGAGACCGGCAACTGGTCTAACGCTGACAGCATCGTTAGGCGGCAGAGCGTCGAGAAGTGGATCCGTAACCCTGAGCTACACGCTTACGCTACAAGCCTTGGATACCAGCAACTGTGTACCGCTCCGATTGCTGCCTTTGCACCTGAGACCAAGCACCCGCAATGCCGGATGTCTTTCAGCGGGGCAATGGTTCACCTTAAAGAAGGCAGATACCTTTGCAGGGATGGCGCTAGGCTTCACTACGCCATCAGTCACGGGCAGTTGGTTATGTATAAACTCGACGGTGCAGGAAACCGGCACCATGCCGGGCCTGCTTACTTTCGTGGTGCTGACATAATGGCAGCTGATTGGGTGATAGTAAAGTGAGAATCGAGGAAGCCTTTACGGCTCTGAAGTTCGGCAGGCCTATCCGGCGGCTAGCATGGGATAAGTACCGGCTACTCCGTTTTAGTGAGATGTGGATGGGGTTTAGCGGGCAGGATATTGAATGCATAAACGCTTCATGCTTGATTACCGGGGCAGACCTGCTGGCAGATGATTGGATTGTCGGACGCTTCAACCCGGTGACGGGTGATGCGACTTGGGGAGATAAAGAATGAAATACAACCAGGCACTAGATGCCCTGCTCGCTGAGAAGCCCATACGGCGGGCTTTCTGGCCAGAGGGGCTACACTTCCGCTTTAGTGAACTTTGGGACGTGTTCAGCGTTGCAGAGGGTACAGAGGTCAAGGAAAACAACTCGGTCATCTGGCTTACCGCTGGTGACCTATTCGCCGATGACTGGATGATTGGTAAGTACAATCCGATTACCGGGGAACCGATATGGGAAGAAACCAAATGATGATGGACTTTACACAAGTTGATATGCAAAGTCTTTGCCTTGGTGCGCTTACTTGGTGGGTGTGGTCTAAGATTGTGAATAAGTGCCGGTTTTACCTTATGGCACTCGTAGCTTGCATAACAAAAGATTCAAGAGAAAAGACATTAGAAGTAATCGTTGAAAGATGCCGCGTTACGGCTGATAAGCGTCTCCCATATTGGACGGTGAACCGATGATTCTCTTTGCACTCGGTGTCCTGCTTGGTGCGGGATGCCTTGCCGTGTACAACGAAATGTACACTAGATGGCTGTATAACGATGTGAGGAAGATGGCTCGAAAGCAAGGCATCAGTGAACAACAGATGCGGGATGCCCTTGTATGGGAAACCGCGAAGGAGATAGATACCAATCTTGGCAAATAGAGTTATCAACAAGGAGATTGAGCAGGTCGCTATTGACCTGCTCAAGCATCATCCACGCAACGCTAACCACGGTGATGTAGATGCCATCAAGAAGTCACTAGCAGTCAATGGTTGGTACGGCTCTGTAGTGGCTAACCTGACCACTAAGCACATCCTAGCGGGAAATCATAGGGTGATGGCTGCAAAGGCTCTAGGATGGGAAACCGTACCTGTGCAGTGGGTTGACGTTACACCCGAAGAAGAGCTGAGAATCCTTGTAGTTGACAACCGCACAACACGCATCGGGCAAGATGACACAACCAAGATTACCGACATACTGGCTGAACTTTCCAATACGCAGATAGGGCTTGATGGTACGGGATACTCGGCAGATGACCTCGATGCTTTGATAGGTTCACTTACTGGACCTGTTGATGATTACGAGGCAACGAATAAAGAAATAGATCCAGATGAACTCTTATCTGATGATGCTGTGTCTTGCCCTCGTTGTGGATTCGAGTTTGAGCCATGAAATATCCGTATGAATGGAATCTAGCCGATGGCTACATCATGCCTCGCAACGGCTACAAAGTCTTTAGCACTTTTGCTTGTGGCGGTGGATCTACAATGGGCTACAAGTTAGCAGGATATGAAATGCTTGGTATCTGTGAGATTGATCCGCAGATGGCAAGGATATACAAAAAGAATCACAACCCTAAGATGGTGTTCTTAGAAGATATCCGAGTGTTTAGAAAGCGGGAAGACCTCCCGCTTGAACTCTTTAACCTTGACATCCTTGATGGTTCGCCTCCATGCTCATCATTCAGCACGGCTGGTAATCGTGAAAAAGACTGGGGCAAAGAAAAAGTATTCCGGGAAGGTCAAGCAAAACAACGGCTTGATGATTTGTTCTTTGAATACATTGCTTTAGTGAAGCGCCTACGACCTAAAGTTGCAGTGGCTGAGAACGTCAGCGGTCTACTCAAAGGCGCTGCTAAAGGTTACGTAAAGGAAATACAAGCAGCTTTCAAAGATGCAGGTTATGACCTTCAAGTATTTCTTTTCAATGCAGCATCAATGGGAGTTCCCCAGAAGCGGCAACGTTCGTTTTTCATTGCTCGACGCTCAGATTTAAACCTTCCGGCACTCAAGTGCAACTTTGATGATAAGCCTATTACTTTTGGGCAAGTAAGGCGCGAAGGTGACGGGCAATATAAAGAACCGACTGCATATGATTTGAATGTTTGGAAGCATAGGCAATCAACTGATAAGTCATATGCTGATGTAAATGTGCGTCTGACAGGTAAAACATCAAACTTCAACTCAATCTTTATACACGACTATGATGTCTGCAATACCATTGCCGCATCAAACGGCAATTCACTTGCTGTTGTGTATGGGAATAGATTTATGAGTGTCAGGGAACTGAAGTGCTGCGGTACGTTTCCGCAAGACTACGACTTCATGGATGCACATCCAAAGTATGTAATCGGGATGTCTGTTCCTCCTGTAATGACGGCTCGTATCGCTGAGCAGATTCAATGGCAATGGCTGGACAAACTGGAGGCTAATGATGGCAGGTAAAGTTTCCAAGTATGGTCAGGAAACAACCGACCGCATTATTCAAGCATTGAGAGCGGGCAATACACGCCGAGCATCCTGCGGATATGCAGGCATCTCCGAAGACACATTTGCAAACTGGCTGCGTAGCCATTCGGAATTTGCGGATGCTGTTAAAAAGGCAGAGTCCGATGCCGAGGTACGCAATGTTGCCATCATTCAAAAAGCAGCTGACACGACATGGCAAGCGGCGGCATGGTGGCTTGAACGTAAGCACAAGGCCGAGTGGTCTAGCAGGGTAGAACAGACCGGGGCAGACGGAAGCCCGGTAAAGGTCATCGTGGAGTACGCAGACAAACCGAATGCATGAGCTACACCACGGCAACTGCTTAGACATCTTACGAACCATGCCGGACGCTTCCGTTGATGCGGTTGTAACGGATCCGCCGTACGGGTTATCCTTCATGGGTAAGCGGTGGGACTATGACGTTCCAGGCGTTGAGATATGGGAGCAATGCCTACGGATACTAAAGCCCGGAGGTTACCTGCTGGCGTTTGCAGGGACACGTACACAACACCGCATGGCGGTACGAATCGAAGATGCAGGGTTTGAGATTCGGGACATGATTGCATGGATGTATGGCTCTGGGTTCCCTAAGTCATTGAATGTCAGCAAAGGATTTGATAGACAGGCTGGAATTCTAAAACCTGAATTCAAGGGTTTCACTGTTGCCGGGTCTAGCCACAATCCAAACATAAGTAAGACTATTCCAACAAAAGGTTATGTACCACCAGCACCAGTGACCGATGAAGCCAAGCAGTGGCAGGGCTGGGGTACGGCACTCAAACCTGCCATGGAACCTATAACGATGGCACGGAAGCCCTTCAAAGGCACGGTGGCAGAAAACGTGCAGGCATATGGTACAGGCGCAATCAACATTGACGGTTGCCGGATAGGTGACGAAGAAATCAAAACTTGCGCCAAAGAGCGCGGTAGAAGTTTCAACAGCATTGCTCCTGTTAGCGGCTTCAACGGATGCGAGGAAAGCACACACATAGGCAGGTGGCCTGCTAACGTCCTGCATGATGGTTGCGAAGAAGTCCTGCGCGGTATGGGGGAAGCGGCACGATTTTTCTACACGCCTAAAGCCTGCAAGGAAGACCGGGACGATGGGTGCGAGATGATGGAAGCACGGCAGTACAGCCATGACGGCAGAGACACAAGGAACGAAACGGCATACCAGCGCAACGATTCTGAGGCACGAAACTTCCACCCAACCGTAAAGCCTACCGACCTGATGCGTTACTTGTGCCGTATGGTTACACCTCCCGGCGGTATCGTGCTTGACCCGTTCACCGGCTCAGGGTCTACAGGGCGTGGTGCTGTACTTGAAGGCTTCCGCTTCATCGGATGCGAGATGGATGCAGACTACATCAAGATAGCAAAAGCCCGCATCCTTGCAGCTGAGAAAGCGTACCAGCCTTGCCTGACATTCGACTAGTTCTGCCAAGGCCACACGAAGCCCAGCAGGTGATACTACGGGAAGCCAAGCGATTCAATGTTCTTGCCTGCGGGAGAAGATTCGGAAAAACCACCCTCGGCGGTAACTTGCTATCTGATCCGGTACTGCGTGATGGTCTGCCGTGCGCTTGGTTTGCGCCTACCTACAGGTTGCTGGAGGAAGCGTACAACGACCATAAGCGCATATACCAGCCCGTCATCAGGCGAGCTGTGCAGACACCGGCACCACGCATTGAGCTGATAACCGGGGCTGCTATTGATTACTGGACGCTTGATGACCCAAGCACAGTTGCTCGTGGCCGTAAGTACAAGCGGGTTATCATCGATGAGGCGGCAATGGCAAGGCACTTAGAGCAAGCCTGGACTGAAGCCATCCGCCCAACGCTCACCGATTACCGGGGAGATGCTTTCTTTCTTTCCACGCCTAAAGGCTCCAACTACTTCAAGACCCTACACTCCATGGCCGCTGTAGATCCAGACTGGATGTCATGGCAGATGCCTACCACAGCTAACCCTTGGATTGACCCGCTGGAAGTAGACAAGGCTGGGGAGTCACTGCCGAGCATAGCGTTCCGTCAAGAATATCTGGCGGAGTTTGTGGATGCTGCGGGCGCTCGTATCAAGCGGGAGTGGCTACGCTTTGGCGATGCGCCTGAAGGCTTGCCGGTCTACCTTGGTGTTGACCTTGCGATATCTACCAAGGCGGAAGCAGACTACACCGCTGTGGTTGCTCTGTCCCGTGGTGAGGATGGCACGATATATGTATTGGATGTCAACCGTACCCGTGCTGACTTTGCTTCCGTCTTGCGGTTCATCGAAGCCATGGCGGATAAGTGGAAACCAACCATGATTGGCATTGAGCAGGTGCAGTATCAGGCCGCTGTTGTTCAAGAGCTCATGAGGCGCACGAAACTGCCTATCCGGGGCATCAGACCAGACCGTGACAAAGTGACCCGCTTTGGGCCTTTGGAAGCACGGTACGAGCAAGGGCAGGTGGTACACGTGGAAGGGCTGCCACCTTACTGGCAGGATGAACTGCTATCCTTCCCTGTTGGCAGGCATGATGACGTGGTGGACGCAATGGCGTACGCTTGGCAGGTGATCGGACAACGCAAGGGTTGGGGTGCCGTCTAAAATATATCTTTTATATACTTGACGTGTATATACTTAGAGTGTATATTATTGACATCAAGCAGGGAGATAGATAGATATGAAGAAGCCACGCTACAGTTTGTACATTGAAGAAAAAGATGAGTTCGTTATTGTTATTGTTCATGTAAATGGATTCTGTGCGTGGTGCCGATACTACAAAGACAAGACAAAAGCAGACATCTTGGCTGAAGTCGATCAATATGAATCAACAGTCGAATATGCTAAAGAGATTAGCAAAGATGAAAAATACTCATATTGCTATTGATACAGGCTCCCGAAAGGGGGCTTTTTTGTTTCTGTGGGATACTAGGAACATGGGCATCTTTGACCGCTTCCTAGGACGTAAAGCCGCAGCCAACCCGACACAGGCACTACCGTTTCCATTGTCCCAGTCACGGGACATCTACCTAACCGGTTACGGTTCCGGTCAGCTGCAGACATTGCTACGCCGTGCGCTTCCTGGAAGCACCAAAGACTGGTCACGCATAGCCGGTGACCTTGGCCTAAACGGCATCGTGGCAAGCGCGATTGACTGGTACGTTCGTAACTACCCGCAGGCCACACCGAAATACTACAGACCGGTAGATAGCCAACAAGCCGAGCCTGTTGAAGACCATCCGGTAATCAAGCTGATGGCTCAACCTGATCCGATGATAATGGGTAGCCTTTTCTGGGGCTGGGCCATTCAGGACTACAAGTTATTCGGCAACACGTACCTCCGCAAGATTCGATCTACAACCCGTGGCGTGGTGACCGCTTTGCAGTTCCTTCCGCAAGACATGGTTAGACCGGTTGGTAACGGTGTAAACCCGTTGACGCATTATGTCTACACAACGGATGGGCGCTCCTTTGATATCCCGGTATCAGACATCATCCACATCCGCTACAACCGTGACCCGCAGGACATCCGGTTAGGACGAAGTCCTGTCATGGCTGTACTGCGCGAGATAGCCACCGATAACACCGCAAGCACTACCGCTTACGGCTTGCTTGCCAACGGTGCTATGCCATCGCTTATCGTCGGCCCTGATGCCAAAGACCAGACCGTTGATATCTCGATGGATGATGCACGGCAGGTGAAGCGCCAACTTCACGAAGACCTAACCGGGGACGGTTCCGGTGGCATCGTGGTTATGACCGGCGCATACAAACTTGACCGGGTAAGCCTTACGCCGTCAGAGCTTGCACTAGATTCAGTGAGACGTGTTCCGGAGGAGCGTATCTGTTCAGCCCTTGGCATAAACCCGATGGTTTTAGGGCTTGGTTCAGGCTTGGAGCGTAGCACCTACAGTAACTACGAGCGCGCCCAGCAGGCAGCGTGGGAAGATGGCATGGTGCCACTCCTGCGTACCCTTGCTGATGCTATTACAGCCGACCTCCTGCCAGAGTACCCAGAGACCCAAGAGGGTGACTTTGTACAGTACGACCTTGAAACCGTGCGGGCGCTGGCTGATGACCTAGCGGCTGAGGCCGAACGGGCAGAGCGCCTGTACAAGGCTGGCATCATTGACCGTGCGGAAGCAAAGCGCATTGCCGGCCTTGAAGCCGTGCCAGAGGATGAAGGGCAGCTACACCCGCAAGCCATCCCGGTACAGACTACCGATGCTCCTATCCCTGCGATCCGCTCATTCGAGACGAAAGCACGACCAACTGCCGGCATGAAGGAAGCAGCACAGCGGGCGCTTGACTGGAAGGCTGAAGGTTTCGATGGTGGCACGAGGGTAGGCTTGGCAAGGGCTAACCAGATTGTCAATGGTGAGAACCTGAGCGAAGACACCATCTTGCGGATGTACTCTTTCTTTAGCCGGCATGAAGTAGACAAGCAGGCTGAAGGCTTCAATGCAGGTGAAGATGGGTTCCCATCACCCGGTAGGGTTGCTTGGGACTTGTGGGGCGGTGATGCTGGCTTCCGCTGGGCTACATCCAAGCGGGACGCTATGCAGCCTGATGGCAAAAGCATTGACTGTTGCACTCCGGGGGTAGTGTACAAGTCTCACCCTTTTTACGGGTACGAGATGTGCAACATCTCAAACGGGTAGACGACGGCACGGGCAGAATCTATGCCGCCAGCCAAAAGTTTCGCAACGATTTGCTGGAGCGTGAAGGCGTAGCCATATCCCGGATGCAACGCGCATACAAGGCAGCTACCAAGGCGAGCATCGATGAACTGGAAGCGCTGGAAGGTCGTATCCAAGAGCGAATGGATAACGGTGAAGACCCAAGCGAAACCATACTCTGGATGCGGCAACGCATCATTGACAACATCGAAGAGCTTGGGCGCAACCTGAAGAAGTTCAGCATCGAGGGAGCAACGATAACCGCAGATGGTCAACTCCAAAGCGCAATACTTGCTAATGATGCAACGCAAAGCCTTGTGGAAACGGCAGCGGGTAAAAAGCCCGCAGGCGTTACCCTTGGTACTTCATGGACAAACCTACCTGATGAGTCCTTGCAGGCCTTTGTCGGGTTCGCAGGCGATGGTAGCCCTCTGGCTGTCTTATTTGACACCATCCCCCAAGTAACCACGGATGCTATGCAGATGGCTTTGGTACAGGGCATCTCGCTTGGTGAAGGCCCACGGACAGTAGCAAGGCGTGTAAGACGTGCAGCTGATATTGGCAGGCAACGTGCAGAGACCATTGCCCGTACTGAGATGATCCGCAGTGCCCGTGAAGCACAACGGCAACTCTATACACAGAACCCAGCGGTGCAAGGATACAGACGGCAAGCCACGCAGGACAGCAGGGTTTGTCTGGCTTGTCTGGCATTGTCTGGTACGCTTTCGGCCACAGATGAAATCATGCCATCGCATCCTAACTGTAGATGCGTCATGGTTCCGGTAACGATGTCATGGGCAGAGATTACCGGGGATTCTTCTATTCCGGACACACGCCCGCCGGTAGCAACACCTGAGCGTATCCTTGCTGGATTGTCGGAAGGTGACAAGTTGGCGATTATGGGGCCACAAAGATACGCCATGTATATGGAAGGCAAACCGCTTGCTGATTTCGTGCAGGTGATACCAAACCAAGACTGGGGGCCTAACACCCGTGTACGGCCTCTACGTGAGCTCATATAGGGTGTGTGGGATACTTACGCCATGGACGTGCTGACATCATTCGTAGACGGCATCAAGAGCGATAGGCTTGGTTATGTCAAGGGATACCTTGTGCGCTTTGGAGATTCCAAGGCAACCGACCTTGAAGGTGATTATTTCACCAAGGCAACCGACTACGGATTCCCACTCGAAGAAGGCAAGCGTGTCCCGCTGAATGTTTACTACCATCACGGCATGGATTCACAGGTAGGCAAGAAGTCTATCGGCTCTGGCTTTATCAAGATGGATTCTGAGGGGCTTTGGTACGAAGCACAACTAGACATGGCAGACGAGTACGGCAAGATGATCGCCAAGCTTTGCAAGCAAGGCAAGATGGGTTTTAGTTCCGGTGCTGCCGCTCACATGGTTGAGCGCAAAAGCATGGGCGGTGCTTCCGAAATCATCCGCTGGCCTATCGCTGAGGCATCGATTACCCCGACACCTGCGGAGTTCCGTAACAGCGTCAAGTCTTTGGAGGAGTACTACGGCATGGGCGAGATGGAAGATGAAGAAGAGATGATGCCTGAGCCAATGCCAGAGCAATCCCCTGAAGAATACGCCGCTGAGCTTTTCAAGATGGCAGAGGCTGACCTAATCCATGAAGGCATGGAAGCGTATTACGAAGCCATGTCCGAAGGTATCGGGATGGTTGCAGATGCCAGTATGGCAGAGGCAATCATCAATGAGTTTGCTAATCGTGCAAAGCAGCTATACGCCATGCACGGTGCTAAGTGTATTCAGCCCGCTTCCCTGCGGGGTGTAGAACGTCGGCTGCGGGATGCAGTCGGTCTTAGCCGGTCAGCCGCTAAACGGCTAGCCCCTGTCGTTTGGGATTCACTGCGGGACGCAGACCAACCAGAGACGCAACCGGATCTCGTAGTCGAGGCGAAAGCCCACGTTAATGAGCGAGCTGAACTGTTGGCCCGCTTGGAGTTGCTAACACAACTATGACAATCGAAACATTGCAGAACCGCAAGGAATCTGTCCTTGCTACCGCACGGGAGCTTGCTTCCGGTGATGGTGACCTTGCACAGGTCAAGTCGCTAATGGCTGAAGCCAAGAGCATTGAAGAGCGCATCGAGACCATCAAGAGCCTCGGAGTTACCGCTCCTGTGGCTTCCGCTCCTGTCGAAGACAAGCCATGGAAGTCCGGTGGCGTATCTAAGCGCATCACAGACCTGCTTCCTGGTGATACTTCCGAAGAGCGCAACTACAAGGCGTATCAATGGGGCCAGTGGGCACGTTCCATCATGGGCAACCGCAAGGCTGCTGACTGGGTAAAGAACCACATCAAGGCTAACGAAGGCACAGACAGTGCTGGTGGCTTTACTGTTCCAGATCCACTGTCCAGCGACCTTATCTACCTCCGTGAGCAGTTTGGTATTGCTCGTCAGAACTGCCGCATCTACCCGATGAGTTCTGACACGCTCCGTGTACCTAACGCTACTGCATCAACCACGGTTTACTACCCGGGTGAGAACACCGCCATCACGCTGTCTGACATGACCTTTGCACAGGTCAGCCTGACTGCTAAGAAGGCTGCTGTTCTTACACAGGTTTCCAAGGAACTGGCAGAAGACAGCATCATCGACTTTGGCGCATCGCTTGCCCGTGACATGGCTTACGTGCTTGCTAAGGAAGAAGACCGTGTTGTTTTCAACAATGCAGTAGATGCCACAACCAGCATTGACGGATGTTTGTACGCTGTCTACAATGCGAACGCCACCAAGGCTAACATCGCATCCCTCGTGCAGTTCACGACCGGTCAGACAATCACGTATGCTCCAACGCTTACCAACCTGTCTGCAATGGTAGGACGGTTGCCAACCTACGCAGCTAACGCCAAGTGGTATATGCACAAGGAGATCTGGTACAACGCCATCGCTCCTCTGCTCAACGCACTCAGCGGAAACGCTATCCTTGACCTCCAGCAGGCTTTTGGCGCACAGCCTAAGCTCTTTGGCTATGATGTCGTGTTCGTGCAAAATATGCAGAAGACCCTCGCAGCGAGCACGCCATACATCCTGCTTGGTGACCTCTCGGTTGGTACGGCATTCGGTGACCGCCGCTCCGTTACCATCGAGGTATCGGATCAGCAGTACTTCAAAGAGGATGCGTTGGCATTCAAGGCAACCGAGCGTTATGCCTTCAGTGCATTTGACATCGGTAACGTCAGTGCTACGGCATCCGCCCGTGTGCCTGGTTCACTTATCGTTGGTGCTTCGTCCGCTACATAATCCTAGCGTAGCCCTTCAATCAAGACCTCCGGCAGACGTGCTGGGGGTCTTTTGTTTTTAGTGCGTGGAAATACCGTGTGGGATACTTAGGGCATGATGACCAGAGCCGAGGCAATCGCACAAGTATCCTTATTTGTGGCTGCTCAAAGTTACCCGCAGATGTCTACAACCGACATCGGCTCCATCTTGGATTCCTTTTCACGCTTCACTACATGGACAGCAGCGACTACTTACGCTGTCGGTGACCGTGTAGTGCCTACAACGCCAAACGGACGGGTATACGAGTGCCGTACAGCAGGCACAACCGCAACCACTGAGCCTGAGTTCCCAGACTATCCGGGAGCGCAGTACAAAGGCTGGTCAGTACTCGATGGCACGTCAGACCCTGTCCTGATGTGGGTTGATATGGGTTCCATCAATGTTGAGCGTTACGACGTACGCATGGCAACCCGGCAGGCATGGCTAATCAAAGCGTCCAGAGTAGCGGCAGACATCGATGCCAAGGAAGGCACAAGCGATGTCAAGCTCTCGCAACTTATGCAGCACTGTCTAACCATGGCTGATAGATACAGACCGGTGGCTTTCGCATGAGCCCTATCCTGCGCCAGACGATACAGGCAGGCATGGTGCGTAACTTGTGCCAAGACCGTGTAGAGATACACCGCTTCACGCTGACCGAAGATGGGCGTGGTGGTGCTACTGAGACATGGCGCAAGGTAGCAGAGTACAACGCCCGTATAACCAACCAGTCAGATACCGAGAGCATCGTTGGTGGTGGCATACAGCCATCAGCGCAATGGACACTCATAGTGGCCGTTGCAGCTGATGTGATGCCACAAGACCGGGTGTATTTGATTGGTGATGATTCCCGCTACTGGGATGTCATCGGTACAGACTTTGGACAGACCGAACTACTAGTACAACATTGCGGTCTGGTGGAGCGGGTGTCATGAGCGATTGGGTACAGGTAGGTGTTGGAATTGCAATCCCAGTGATAGCGGCAATCGGTGGTTTGTATAAAATGCTCTGGGATATCAAGTCTGACATAAGGCTACTTGTACACGATGCAAAGCAGACAGAGAGAGACCTAACCGACATCAAGCGTGACTTGATTCAACTTAGTGAGCGTGTAAGAGTATTGGAGGCTAGACATGGGTAGTATCAGTATTTCAAGGTTATTGGTGGTCGTTCTGATCGCATTCGTGGCAAGCTTCTCGACAGTCTTCGGCGATGGCGTTCGCACAGCTGAAGCACACGACATCTCCGAGCTTGGTGCAGTGATGGCACTGTACGGAAGCAAGGCTGTTGCGGCTGGTGTCTCTGCTGCGATGAGTGCTGCGCTGAGCTTCCTCACGATGCCGTTCAAGGGTGTGCAGGCTAACAGTCTGAAGGTGGGCAAATGAACCTCCAAAACTTTAGGATTGAAAAAGAACCTGCGCCTTCTACGGATTGGCGTGTATTTGGTGACATTGAAGATGACAACGGGAACATTTTAGGTACGTTTGGGCAGGATGGAACCAGCGTCAATGTCTGGTGGGTCACTCAAGATGAGCAGTTCCAGTATGGAATTGTGTCTCAGTTTGCGGTGATTATGGCACAGCAGATAGTAGCGGGGACAGCTGAATAATGGCTACTTATTATGTTAGGACTGATGGTAATGATGCCAATACAGGCTTAGGTTCCGGGGCAGGTCAAGCTTGGCAGACAATAACTAAGGCAATAGGCGCAACGGGTATCAATCCTGGGGACACTCTTTACATCGCACCCGGTGTATATCGAGGTGTTTTTTCAGCTGCGTTTACAAACCCAACCAGTGAAGGTCAACGTATTGTAATTGCAGGAAATCCTACTGCGTCAATGTTTACTGGGATAAATGCTGGCCCAGTTATTCTGACAAACTACTTATACGACAATGTGTCATTTACAACAGGCGATGTTTTGTCTATTGCAAAAAACTTTATAACAATTCAAGACATAAATATCTATGGGTATATGACAACGCCAACACCTTTTTATAGGCCATTTATCGCAAATCCTTGTAGTGGACTTAAGGTTTATAGATGCCTTTTTGGGCAACCATCTTCTAATACTCAGAAAAATACAGTGTTGATAAACTTAAATGGCGGGTCAACAGGCACGACGTTTGATAAATGCATTTTTCTGAATGGAGCGTTAAATATCGGCGCACTTGCTCATACTGGTCAATGGGACAGTCAAACCGTTATAACTGATTGTATTTTTTACTCTCAAAATACTAACAGTTTTAACAACTCATGCATTTGGTTAGATCCTACGTCAGGTCATCTAGGTGGTGTAAAAATAGTAAACAATACTATTTATGGGGTAAATGGCATTCGAGCGTATTCTGCGCTTTCAAGTTCTTTTCCGTCAGTTATTCAAAACTGTTACATTGAAGCATCAGCAACCGCAATCACTTCGGATGTTACAAACACGTCAGCACTTGTACAAACATACAACATTTTAAATTCAACGACCTCCGTTACAAATATCGCATCCTCAGCAACATCTAAAACAAATGCCTTCAATCCAACAAATACCTCTATAGGCAAAATACAAGGATGGGGTGATTATCCGTTTATTAGCCCATTGTCAAATATTCAGGCTTCTCTAAACTCAGGAATTAATACCAATAGTCCTGCTACTGACATATATGGAACAACGTGGCTGTCTGCAATAAACCCGACAATCGGTGCATCTGAATTTCAAAGTTATGTACCGGGGGGTAATTACCTCCCGACCGAACGCAACGCAAGCACCATCACCATCGCTCCCGGAAGCACCTCACAAAGCATCGAACTCTACCTAGGTGCAACAGGTCTAACAGCCTCAACCGCTGGTCTCTCAGCTCGCTACAACAGAACACGCACAGCATCTGTTAGCATCCCTCTGGTAGCCCGTACAATCGCGCAGGCGTGGACTTCTGGTGGCTTTGCGGAGGTAGACGCTACCAATATGCCGGGCTTGTATCGCTTAGACATACCCGATGCCGCATTGGCTGCTGGTGCTGACGATGTCACTGTTGTGGTGCGTGGTGCATCTGGTACTAACGGTGCGGTCATGACAGTCAAACTCAGCAGTGGTGGCTTGACATCTGCACAAACTGCCTCGGCGGTCTGGGGTGCAAGCCCAGCAGGCTACAACGACGCTACGACCTATGGTGGAGTTGTCAATCAGATTGATAGTTTGGTCAACAGTATTGATACTGGTGTCACACAAACACCTATACTTGTATGGGACGAGTTACGAGCCAACCACACAACAGCAGGCACATTTGGCGAGTATGTCAATGCCGAACTGGTCACACCTGTAACGTCTGCCGCTCTGGTTCGTATGGGGCCTTATGAAGTCAAGGCTGATGGCTTAGGGGCATCAGATCCGCTGGACATTCAGAAGGGCGCACAGCACGGAGTTGACATCCAGTGTGTAGATGGCAATGGCAACGGGATTGACATCACCTCTGCAACCGTAACCGCTAAGGTGTACAACAGCGGTGGTTCACTGGTTGACACGTACTCTTGTACGGCAACCTATGCAGCTGATGGCAGGGCAACGTTTACCATTGATACAACGGTAACCAACAGTCCTGGAACATACACAGCAACGATAACACGCACAACTGGTGCATCTGACACGCAGGTCTTTGGGCCACTCCGCATCTATGTGAGGGATATCTAATGGCGATTATCTTTGAGTTGACTGAAGACCCTCAGCAGGTCGTGCAAGTCTCCGCATGGGTCGGAGACTGGCACTCCTACGTAGTACGCTTGGTTGATGAGCTGGGAAGTCCAGTAGACATTACTACGGGGACGCTAGGTGCTACCTTCACCAATATTGCCACGGGAGCAGCTTACAGTTTTGTGTCTGGTTCCGTTACGCTTACCAAGCAGTACAGCGCACAAGGCATCCTGAGCATTCTGAACCCGGCGGCTTACCCTACTGCGGCTAATATCAGGGTAACAATATCCTTCACGGTTGGTTCGGATGTACGACGGTTTGGGCCTCTTGAGATTGAGGTCTTGGCTCCGTGAATGTAAGCGTGTCTCTCAAGACTGCCTCTCTGGATGCGTACAAGGCGAATCTGGACAAGATTACACTCGTCGTGGGTAAAGCTGCCGCAGACGTAGAAGCCAACGCAAAAGACAGCATCCTAACAAACAGTGGTCAATACCGAGAGTATAGAAGCGGCAAGGATAACGAGATTGTCCACTGGTCAAGCCCTCCGGGTTCACCACCTAACAGCGACACTGGTAACCTTGCTAACAGCATCAACCATAGCATGATGGCATCTAGGGCAAAGGGTGTAACTGCCTTGGTCAAGGCTGATGCAAAGTACGCCGTACCGCTGGAACTTGGATGGACTTCTAAGGGTGGCAATACCGTACCAGCTCGACCATTCATGACTCCGGCTTTGATGAGTATCCGGCCAGCGTTTGTACGTGCCATGCGGGCAATAATGAAAGGTCAATAATGTCTTACGAAATACCAACGATTGACCAATGGATCTACGAAACTCTCAGCGGTGATGCAACCCTGCTTGGTCTTCTGGCTCCGGACAATAAGCCCAACGGTTACCAGCAAAGCATCTACAACAGCGTTGCGCCTCAGGTTGATGTTATTTCCCGTAAGCCCGTACAAGCCCCGTACGTGGTCTTTACGGTTGATAGCCAAGCAACCATGGAGCGAAGCCTGTGCAACGGCAGATTCTTAACCGATACCGGCTACCGTGTGACCGTGTGGGATACTGCCAGTGGTGCTGTTAGCATGACACGAGCGCAAACTATCATGGCAAGGATTGACACTTTACTGGATGGCCAGAAGGTAACGACCACCTCACCTAACCTGTTTTGTACCCGTGATATGTCTGGTCAGTCTTTTGTTTTGTCGGAGGGTGGTCGGACTGATGTTGCCGTGACCGCCACGTATG